AAATTGCGTCGACTGTAACGACTTGGTTATTTAAATATCCCATTGTGTTTAATTATTGTCGTATTATATGTAATAAATATTATTAAAGCAAGCCTTTCTGCGTAAGATCTAATATAAATTCATCTACTGTTTTATTTAATTCAGGAACTAGATATTCAGGACGTATAACAAATGGACCACTTGAATTTGTTGGTTTAAAACCTTCCATTAAAATCACGGAAGGATCATCAACATATCTTCTAATTAAGAAATGATCTAAATTAAATGATGCTGTTGAAGCAGATACTGGAAGATTGGCATTAAAGTGGACTTCAATAGAACCGGTTTGGGTAAAACGTCCCGATCCGCTATCTTTAGGTCCAAATATTTTACCTACTTGATATACAAAATCTTCTCTTCCTTCAAATCTAAATTCATCTCCATACTCAATTGACCAAGGTAATTGAATTCCATTAAATCCAGATCCAGTAATATCAACCATTTTAACATCGGGGTTACCATAGAATTGAACTAATTCAGGAACGGATGATGTTATAACATATGGGTAACTACTTGAGTTGTAGTATTGCCATATTGAATTAACTCCTGTAGTTATAGGAACTGGGGGTGTAAATATAGGATATTGATTTATTGTAAGGCTTCCATTGTTAATATTATATTGCCCAGAATATAACCATGAAGTTTCATTTACCGAGACTTTAAGGGTGTAAAGATCACCTGCAGTGAAATTAGTGTTTTGAGTATAAGTAACAGAATAATTTCCTCCACTTGTTTGGTTTGGATAATTTTGATAATATAATTGAGTATTACCTCTCCATATAGATAAGTTAACATTATAATTAATATTAGGTCCAATAAATGGTTGAGATAAAGATATATTAACGTTTCCATTAAATGTTAAAGCAATTGCATCTTGTACAACACCCAATGGTATTTGATAACTATTACCATTTAAATATGATGCACCATAAATTGGAGATATAATTGGGAGTGTTAATTGGGATCCATTAGCTGGTTGGTTGTAAATTGAACTAGGTATATGGAATTGAGCAGAATAGTCAGCTGAGGCTGGTGTTGAAGGAGGTAAAGTATTATTGAAACTCATTGTAGTATCCCAATAAACATTTGGGGTACTTCCTGATTGAGTATATAGGATTGGTTCAATTCTAGATCCTCCTCTAAGAATATTTCTATATTGGGTTGGTTGTCCTGATGATATTGTTCTTGGTTCAATAATTAATCTCTCTCCAGATTCAAAAGTTCCTTTATTATCATAAAGTGAATTTTCTGATACGTTTGGAATTACAATGCTACCATCAGATTTAATTAAATATTGGATATGAATTGCAGAAGCATTCATTCTTTCAGGTGGCCATCCAGAAATCCAATCACAATAAGCAACCATAGTTTTTAGATTCTGTGTGGATGGTGTTTTACCATATGTTCCTGTATCCCCAAGAGTCCAAACATTTAAATATTTATTAGTTGCTTTTACACCATTATACCTTGGATTTATAACTCGTTTTGAGGTATAATTTGAATCCTGAACAGCTGCTTTAAGAGCACTTCCACTAATAATTAAATCAAAATTTGTTGGTGTTGTTATTCCTGGGTAGTAGGCAACTTCTTCATATATAGTGCTTAAACGATCTGCGTTGATATTATTCATAGTAGGATTGTAGTTACTATAATAATAATCTGGGAGGGTAGTATAAGGTTCAAGTATAGCAGGAGCACAACTTGATGTTGAAGGACCATACCAAGTATCTAAAGTAAAATTATCCCAAGATTGGTAAAGATATAAATCTGCACTTGTTACATTTACGTTAAATCCAAAGTTGGTTTTTGTTAATTGGATATAGTATTGATCTCCTTGGATTGGATATAAAGATGCAGTTACTAATGTTGAATCAACACCACCAGCATTATAAGTATCTTGAAATAATGTAGTTTCAATTCCATCTCTATTTTGGATTAATCTTATAAATCTTGATGATGGATCATTACCTGAGGTATTAATTGAAGCAGAAAAGATTAATGGTACATTAGGGGTATTTAAAAAAGTAAATACACCTGAAGAGGTATTAAAGTAAGGAGTATTATAATGGGGTAAGTTAGTACCCGCCAAAGTTGAATTCCAATTTATAATAGTTTTTGGAGATCCATTACCTACATTATAAGATGCTGTTACTGAGGAAGAAACGGTATAATCAAAAACTTGATTATCATGAGGAGATACTAATGGTCCTATGGCACTTAAAATATCCCAAGCTTTATTAGTTTCATATAAATAATAATCAGAATACTCATTAACTACAACTACATCATATTCATCAAATTGTAAAGAATAATTAGATGGATAAACTACTGCTTGGTTTGGATTAAAAATAAGCAATTTAGTAATTTGTCCTAATGGTAAACTATTATCATTCCCATCACAATCTTTTTTAGCAATTTTTATAAAAGTTGTAGTATAAGTATTTAATGTAGGGTTAGTAAAAAAGTTTGATTTTTTATAATTAAAGAATAAAATTTCACCTTGTGATGGTGATGTTTGGGAAGCTAAGAAATTAGATTCAAATGTATTATTTTGAGTTTGAGAAATTCCATAATAATACACATGTTTATAATTAACTGATTCGTTTTCTACATTATATGGTTGAGCTAAACTTTGAGTAGTTACAGTTAAAATAGAACCACTAAATTCTCCATCATAAAATTCATCTTGCATATCATGTAAGATCAAAACAGATCCAGAAGGAGTGATTGCGGTTTCATACCAACTTTGAGTAATACCAAATATATTATTAGGACCAGTTCCATTTGTTCCTACCGGAGAAGTAGATAATCCATTAAACATATCCATTGTACCTCCAGTACCACCACTAAAATTTTCTACAGTTCCTGGTTGGAAATTATTCCATGCCGGGGTTAAGGTTCCAGAAACTACTATGTTTTGGAAAGTAAAAGGTGAATTATTTGTAGAACCACTTGGGGTTTGGGATCCACTAGTATAATAAGCTATAGTAGAATAGTTATTAACTTGTGGTTGAGGGTATTTATTTCTTTCAAGTATATGTTGTTTAATTACAATTCCCGAAGCAAGACTTGTACGTGCAGGTACAAAATCTTTAATCATTTTAAATAATGAATTATCAAAGAATTTAATTAAACGAATATAATCAACTAAATTATAATTTGAAGTATATTTTTCAAAATAGGCATTTCGTAAATTATCTAAAGCAGGATAAGATTCTGCTGAGGAAGAACGTAAACGAGGATCACCTATAAATTCTCCAATATTAAAGAATCCTATTTGGTCTATAATATCTTCATTTATTTCATCTTGTGGTGAAAATGCTACCTCAAGTAAATTTGTATTTGCAGTATAACTAGAACTAATTGCTATATTTTGAGCTAATGATCTAAATGGTGATAAAGTATTGCCTGAGGGGTATACTTCGTCTTCTAATCTAATTTTATCGGATACAGCATTCTTAATCCCTACAGCAGGTTGATCATAAAAGAAATATTCTGTGTTAGGATTAAATGTTGGAGTAGTAAAGAATGTAAAATTACTATCTAAGTTAAATGAACTTGTTGTTTCCCAAGAACCAGTAACTTTTGGATGAATTGAAATAGATCCAGTATATAATTCACCTCCCAAAGGAGCTCTAAATAAGAGTTCGTTAGACGTTGAATTTAATGAATTCCCTTGAATTGAATGGGGATTCATTATATAATTTTTAAATATGTCTGTATCTAAAGCTTTTTTATAATATCTAATTTCTTGTAATGAACCCGAAAATGCTTCATATTGAGTACCATTTATAGTAATAGGTCCCTTAGCAAAATTAGAATTACCATATGATATCCATTCTGAGTCATTTGATGTTAGAGAGGATGATTGTAAAAATCCTAATGAGGTACCATTTTCACCCCCTTCATAAACCTTATTTCCTGCATATAGAGTGAAAGTACTATTAAAAGAATCATAAGGATCTCTATTAATTAATACTGACCACCATTCACCATTAAAGAATGGGAGGTAAATACTACATGATATTGAAGGATTTGTTTGTACATTAGGGTAAAAATCTAAATATGCATATTGATAATATGGATCAACAATTGAACCTGAATAGGGAAGTCCTAAAGGGTTGTTAGGGGTTGGTGGGTTTAAATTATACCCTGTTCCAGTATATCTTAAATTTAAGAATAAAGTACTATCATCTGTATTCCATAAACTTTGAGATGCAGGAATATTTTCATGAGGAAGACCATTGGTTTTAAATCTAAATTCTACGGAATTAGGAACTCCATTAAGTGAATCCCAAGATGGATTTACAGGACCAAATATAGATGACACATAATTACTTCCTGTGGTATAAAAAGTATAATTAAAAGTATCTTGCCAATAGTCCCAATCATTTTTATTTACTCTATCTTTACCTCCATACTCATTTATTCTTAAAATAGTATCCGGGATACCATATGAAGTAATAAGAGCACGCAAAGCAGGTAATGTACCTTTTGACTTCAATAGGTATGGTAAATTATGATAGATACGTTTATATAACGACTTATTTACGTCGTCTAACGGTATATAATCATTAGATGCAGATATTAAAACATCAACATATTCAAATCCCGAAGGTGTTGGTAAAGATCCTGTAATATTTGGAAATGGGAATAAAGCACCTTCAGGAGTTAATCCTAAAAATGCTGTATATAGATCTTCATTCGAGAAATTATTTTGGTATAATTTAATTCCAAAATCACGGATAGCATCTGCTACTATATCTTTTGAGACACCATTTTCTAAACGGTTATCAGCATTGTATTTTTCAGTAACATCTTTATAATATATCCAAATATTATCATAAAATTGACCTACCATTTCAATGAATAATTGATATGGTTCGTTTGATGGGTCTTCTCTTAGATATTCTGGGATTGAGTAGTATAGATTATTTGGGTTATCATTATCAAAAATAGAGGCAGATAATATAATACCTCCATAATATGGGCTAAATTCGTTATCACTACCAAACCAAGTTAATACTTCAGGAGTACCTATTGGATATAAAGCATAAGGTGGTTGGGATGTTGATTTAGGCCAAGCCCAAGATCCACTTGAATAATATAAATAATAATCATACCCATCAAAATTAGTTATAATATCATTTATTTTAGCTTCATATACCGCTATACTAGCACTTGGATTATTATTCGTTGTGTTATTTAAAGTAGCAATTGATGATGAATAATTTTCTAATAAACTAACTTTATAATAGAAATTTTCAAGACGAGCTTTAACCGAACTAAAGTGAGTAAAGTTATTAAAATTAGTATAATCTACATTAATATCTATTTCTTTTTCTTCAAGTAAACTACTTAATTGGTTATAAGAACTTGTTAAAGAAGTAGCTGTAAGTTGATTGTAATTATAAGGTAATGTTGAATTATTTATTTGGTCTTTAATATCCAAATTAAAATTAGGTCCTTTAACAGGTACTGTATCTAAAATTATAATTGGAGTATCTTCAAAAGTAACCTGGTAAGCTATAGATTCCTCAAGTAAAGTTACAACCCATAATGTAGAATTTAAATTAAATTGAGCAGGTAATGCTTCATATAATTTAATTAATATTGTTGGGTTATTTGGATCTTGATTTTCTAATTGAATATTATTAGCAATTGCTAATTGATTGTCCCCAAAATTTAAATAAAAATCTAAAAAATATGGACTATCATTTCTTTGTTGAATTAAGTTATTAGCTTGTTCAACTATATCAGCATTAGTTAAAGATGTACTATCTAATCTAATTTCCGTTCTATCTGAAGAGATTTCAGAGATATAAAGTTGTTGGAAAGTAGAACCAATTTGTTTATTGAAAAAATTATAATATGTAATATATTGACCCTGATCGTATCCCTCATTAATAAGGGTTTCTTCAGGTTTAATTTCTATTTGAAATATATTATTATTGGTACCTGGAGATTGACCATTATTTAAAATAGTATATTGGGTAAAGTTATAATTTGATAATAAAATATTTTGATTATTATCATATATGAAGGATTCAATATAACTGGATGAGGATAAATCTGTACTAATCTCAAAAGTTGAAATTAAATTAGTATCTTGCTCTCCATATGTTTGGGAAGTAAAATCTTGTGAATTTATTTGTATAATTTCTGTCGCCATTATAATGTTGTTCCTGTTTGTAACTCTATAACTTGTTTTTGAGATGCAAGTAACTCTGTTCTTAATTGAGCAATTTCATTTTGTAATGCTAGTATTTCTTCTTGATTAGCTTGAAGATCAATATATTCACTACTTTTTTTAATTAGATATTCATGTGAATTTATTGTTCCTAATTCAGGGATATCATAAAATAGATCATTATATAAAGCAAAAAAATCATTAACTGTTGGTTGAGCTGCAATTTGGTCTTGAATAGATACAACCCCCAACTGCTTGAAAGAAGTATCTATAACTTTAGAGTATTGCTCTTTGTTATATACTTGTTTATTAAAGTTTACATTTTCACTCATTACCCATTAATAACTTTAAAGTAGTAACTATCATCAAATACAATAGTGGAACCTTTAATTGTTGTTTTTATTAAAATTTTATAATATCTTTCAGGTTCTAATCCACTCATGTAGATATCAAAATAGTTTCCTTCCTCGTTAGAACTAATTTGTGTATAATTGTCGTCGAAGTTAATAACGTATTCGTTAGTAGCCAAGTCTTTTATAGCATAGTATGAAGAAGTTGGAAGATAATTTAAACCAGTAAATAAGGAAGATGTTTGATATGTTTGTTTTGGATATAAAGGACTTACATTTACATAAAATCTATTTACACTTTCTGGGAAGAAAACACCTGGGTTTTCTGATAATGACATCTTAATATTAGAAGTGGTAACTATACTTCCACTAGCAGATCCTGTTAAAACAGTTGAATAATCTCTCCATCTAAATTCTAATGTAGGTGGATAAATTGTATTTGTGTCAACACTATAATATTTAAATATAGGTTGAACGTATTCGCTTGGATTAAATTCTTGCGAACCAGTAAGTTTAATTATAAATCCATAGTTTGGAATAGATTCTCCTATCCAAGCATCTACAATACTAGTTACATTAGCTTCAATATCTTTATGACTTCTTAAACCAAATGATACGTTAACAGATCCATTATTATAAGATGTAGCTACATATCCCGGAAGTACATATCCTATTGTTACATAATAACTTCCATTAGCATCCACAAACCAGTTTCCACCACCAGATCCACCACAAATATTACTAAATGAACTAGTATAAAAAGCATCTCCATTAGGACCTGAATATGTTCCTGCAGGGCTCCAAGGTGATGATCCACTATATTTAGCATATGCCCATGATGCCCCATCTTGTTCAATTGGATTGTCACCATAATAACCGGTACCATTATTCCAAGCTTGGGCTATAGGTTGGAGTTCTAAGAAAGTATTTTGATTAAGTCCTTGGGCTTCGGCAATGAAGTTTTTAAAATATACTTCAAAAGAATTAGTCCCTATTTTATTAGAATAGATATCAATAATTTCTTCTTGGTCAAACTGGATTAAGTATCTAGCTACTTCGGGGTCGCCAGAAGATCCAATTTTATTAGATACTTCTAATATAGCATCTAACCCAGTATTTGCTGTTGGATTTGAACAATATAAAGTTGTATCCTGTATTGGGAATATTTTATATACAGCCATTAATGTATTTTATTATAAATATGGCGTTATAAAGGAACTACTTTACCTTTGATATCAGTGTTAGGATATTTAAGTTCAAAAATACTAGGGTCTAAAGATGGATAAATTACTTGATTTTGAGTAGCCCCAGTTATATCATATGCATATTGTGAATATCCGGAAGTTGTTCCTGCTTTATTAATAATGGAAATTGATTTAACTGTTTGTACACCTTTAATTCTATCCAATAATATATATAGATCTCTTAAGAATATAGGTTGATTTATTTGCCAATTGTTTAAATTAAAATGATCTTGCAATGCAGTAATACAAGCTAAAATAACTTCATTATTATTATATTCAGGTAATACTATGATTTCAAAATCAACACCTATATTAATTATAAATGCATCTCTAATTTCAATATTATCACCAATCATTCTATATTGGGATAAATAAGTTCTTAAATTATCTTTTAAAGAATCAGTAGCAACACTTAATTGAGTTTGAGAATTTAAAGATAAAACATATAAATTTAATGTCTCAATAGTTGAAACTTGATTATCAGTTAATCTAGGTTGTTCAATAAATGCTTTAGAAACGGTACCATAGTCAGTAGGCATACTTAAAGCTCTAATTAAATAATCATCTGCTGTAACTGATCGCTTTTGAGATGCCACTAATGCTAAAGTGTTTTGTCTAATTTCTTCTAATGTATCTCCACCTCTACCTCCAGAAGCTGCAACTAAATTATTTGTAGCTAATGAAGAAAAAATATAATTTGCTGTGGTAGCATTTAGATTAGTATTATTAAAATTAGAATTAGCCGTATTTAAATTGATTAATGTATTTGAATCTATATTAGATCCAACCCCACCACCAGTTAAATATCTTACTGTTAAAGTTGTATTAGATGGAGAAATACCATATGTGTTTGTAAATAAAAAGTTAACTGGTGAATATGCTGTTGTTAATTTATCTTGTTCAAACGGTAAACCTAAACCAACATTATCTGGGTTAGGGGTGATTTCTTCATCTACATTATCTGGGTTTCCGGCTCCAAATTGTAATTGGAGGTTTGAAAGTGAAGTGAAACGAGTAGCAAAACGTCGAGCTACTTTTTTAAGTCTTAATAAATAAGGAGTATCCCCATTTAAATTAGGATCATTTATATTAGTATTTTTAATAGTATCTAGTACCATTTCTTGACCTAAATGATCTACTTCATACCATTTATTACCATCAGAATCAGTAACATCTAATATTTTAATAATATTATTTGCATTAATATTAACGGTTTGGTATTGTTGTGGAGCACCAAAATTAAAGGTGGTTGTATTAATAGTTGCAGATAAGGCTTTTCGGCTTTTCTTTAATAAAAAATATTGGGGAATATTACCAGCAATTTGATATATAGTTATTTCTGTTGGATCTAATGAACTTGAAACTGAGAAATCAACCTTATCTTGAATTAAGAATGAAGATCCATTTTGAGAAGTTACAGTTGTATTTTCACCAATAGTAATAGTATAATTATAATCAGGTATGTAATTACCAGTACCATCATCAATTGAAGGTAACTGTTGATAAAAATCAATTACCGTTTGAGCAGCACCTGTTGTTTTTGGTTTATAACCAAACATATATGCTAATTCAAATACATTATTTGTTTGTTGAGCATATTGAACAAATGTTTCTTGAAATTGATTATCCAAATAGAAACTTAAAACATCCCCAACATATGAGGCTTGTTCCATAAACATCATTCCTGGTGATGTAGGAGAGAAATCTGTATATGTTTGTGGGAAATATGTTCTAGCATATTCAATTAAACGTGCTCTAAAGTCTGAAAAGTCACGGTTAATATATTTTATATCTCTATTTGTAGCCATCTTAGAATTGAAGTGTTATAGTATCTTGTGTGTTTGAATTAAGTATATAGTATTTTAATTCAACTATTAATGAATTATTATCATCATCTCTTAAAACATTTAATGAACTTATCCCAACGGTAGGGAAATACTTTTCAAGTTTAAATTCAATATTTTCTTTTAAACCGTTTATATTTTCTTCTTCAATTTGAGAGAAAATAAAATTTCTTAATCCACCTCCAAAGGTTGGGTTCATTGGTATTTCTCCAGGATTAACAAGGAAAAAGTTAATTATATTATTTTTTATAGCTTGAGCTGTAGTATAACTTGAAGTAAAAACAGCAGGTCCGCTAAATGGAAGGTTCACTCCAACAGCAACGTTTGGATTTAAATCAATAGGATTTATCTGTTGGGGATTGAATGCCATTATTTAGTGTTTAAAAGTCCCATAATTTGGTCCATACCTAATTCTCCTGTGCCTAAATTTCCATTTATAGGATCACCTTGTGGTCTGAATGCAGGTTGGATATCTTGGGTGGTAAAGCTTAAAGCTGTTTCACCTAATACTTCAGCGTATTTTGATTTCAAATCCATTGTAGGTTGAGTAAATGATGGTGGTGATTGTGGAGCCGGTGGAGCATATGATTCTCTAACTACTTGTTTAGGAGATCTTACTGCTTCCAATAAAATATCTTTCAATTCTTCTTGAATTGCTTCTCTTACGGCTTCTTTAATAATTTTTTTAAAATCTGTACTTTTCATATAATTATAAATATTTGGTTAATCGGCTTTTAAATTATTTTGTCGAATATAGAATATAAGTTCATCTATTAATATTTGATCAATTGAACTATATGACCATTCTCCTTGTAACATTACTATATTTTGTTTATTAGTAGCTATAGCTCGTCTACGTTTTAGTGGACTATTAGTTACTTCAGTTTCAACTCCCATTTTAAACCCATAAGCACTTGTAATTACTGGGGATGTTTGGGTTGATTGTTGAATTGTTAATGCTGTTAATTCTTGGGCTATTTGTTCTTGATTAGCATCCGGATTACATGTTTGAACGTATGAGTCTAAAAGATTTAAATAGTCAATAATCTCTTTTAGTGTTGTTTTTAATATATTTAATAATAAACTAAATGAAGATATAATAGCTTGATATTTTTTTATTTTTTTATCAGTTTCATCTAAAGCAGCACCAACCGCTGGGGGTAAAGGATATGGGATAGCTAAAGAGGCTGATTTTAATGTTTGTAAGGAAGTAAGTAATATTTCTAATCCAGCTACAAAAATTGTAGTGGCTTCTATAATTTTATAGGTAGTATTTAATTGTTTTACTAGTTTATTTTTTTTATTAATAATTTCTAATAATTCAGCTTGTGATGGGCAATTGGGTTGGATATTAAATTTTTTATCTAAAGCTTGTTGGATATTAACTACCCCAAATTTGTAAAATTGTTTTAATATAAGTGGAAGTAAAGTATATTTTAAAGTTTTTAATAAATTAATAAGTTTTTGCTGTTGAAGAGTTTCAAAATCTGTTTTTGAAGCTACAATAGCATCTATAGAAGACTTAGATAAAGATGATTCTTTAGATATATTTTCACCAAGTCCTAAAACTAAAGGAGACATTACCAAAATACCTAAATCAGATATTACTTTATTATTTGAATCAAATGGGAATGTAATAAATGTAGAATATTTTTTATTTGGGTCTGTTATTTCAATATTAAATGGTGTGGAATATATTCCTTTAAGAAAGAAATTTCCACCAGCATCCGTAATTACTTCATCAAGAATATTATTTTCTTTAGCACTTACTTTTAATCCTATAATAGGTTCATTATTATATACTACTTTACCTTTGATTTGAAATGTATCTTCTGGGTTGATGTAAAGAAGTAATTTGTCATAACCTGCTAGATTTAAAGGTTTCCAAATTTTATAAGAACTTCCTGTTGGTGAGGCAATAGCTTTTTCAAAATCTACTTTAAGAGCATAAGCCCATATATCACCAAGGTTTTGTCCTATTATAAAGTCTTCATTGGGGGATTTAGTAACAAAAGATTCTTTTAATTCAGCATAAACATATGGATCACTATTACTTGTAGTAAATATAAAATGATTTATAAAAGCTTCAGAATAATATGGGTATTTTATTTGTGACATTATAAAGTTTTAACAGTGTTAGATAAAATACTTTTAAGAGTAGTTTGAATTTCTTGTAAATCCGCTAATGTCATTTCAGCTGTTGTAGCTAAACCAGCATCAAGTGCTGCTTGACCTGCAGGCCATATTTGAGTAACCTTTAAAACTGTAGTAAGAGTTATTAATGTGGATAACATCTTATCTAATTTATTATATAATGTATCACCCTTAACACCATGTTCTACGGCATTTGGATCTCCTAAAAATATATTAGTGGACTTAATAACGGTTGAAGGTGAATCTACATTTACAGATTTAATAGAGGATAAACTAATTGAATTTTTTGAATTTAAAAAGATGTTATCCTTTTTAGAATTAATAACTATATTATCTGAGTTAAGTATGATTTGAGGTGAGGTGTATACTGATGGAAGTATTGGTTTTTTATCTCCATAAGACAGAAAATTATTACTTGATATAGTAAATTGATTTAATTGTTGATACGATGTCAAATAGATAGAAGATAAATCATCATCTAAATTTTCTGTAATTGGAATCCAACCTTCATTGGATGAAGCAGCAGGTTGACCATTTCTTAAAATAGTAATAGGATCACCATTTGAACCAGTAGTAGACCAATTATTATCTATTAAAAGGGGTTGGCTATCTAATGGTGGTTTAGCTGTACTTCCAAAGCGAATACTTTGACCATGTCTTCCTTCGAGTAAAACATCTCCCATAAAAGGCATTAATGGGTGGATATTTGCTTTTTCTTCAAATGTAAATTGGGAAGTATTACTTTTACTATTTAATTCACTATCAGGGAAATATTCATTATCATCTCCTACTCGTCTAACAGATCCACTTACAGCACCCAAAGCAGCATAATCATTTGATTGGTTAGGTGAAATATTTCCATTACTATTAGGTAAAGGGTTTGGATATGCATCATGATGAGGATGATTCCAAATATTTACTGGGTTGAGGTAAAAATATGAAGTAGAAGAGGATAATCCTCCGGTTTGGTTATTTGGGATATTAATTAATATAACATATTCATTTATTAAAGGATATGTTTTTAATTGGGGATCGTATGGAAGAGCAAAGTTAGCTCCGCTAGTTTTAGTTCCAGATTCATTTACTTTTTCATAATATATAGCTCCAATCCCATTATATTCACCAACTGTTTTGAATTCTGGGTGGTTTTCATTTAATACTATATCAAGTACACGAGCAACAATTATAAAATTACTTAAAGAAGTAATAGAACCCCCAATCGAACTATTTATAGCAGTTTGATCAGGAGCAGAATTTACAACTTTTCCAGTATTATTTATTCTATTAATAGCCATTAATCCTTAGGATTGAACTTTTTTACTTCAGATAATAATTGGGCTTTTTCATCTGCGGTCATACCAAATCCTTCTTCTTCGGACTTATTAGACGAAACAGCACGTTGAATAATAGTAGCCATTTTGACTAGTTGCTCATCATTTTTAATTCCTAATTCCATATATTCTTTAATCAATGGAACTATCAATGTAGCGTCACCTATATCATTAATAAGAGGTTTTAACTCACCTATTAAAGCAGAGATTTGGACTTCTTTTTTCTTTTGGTTATCGTATATTTCTTTTAGGATATCAGAAAATGTTTTCTTACCCCAAACGTTTGATTCTAAATTACTCATATAAGTACTTTTGGGTATAAATATAGAAAATTACTAGAGTTGAAAACTCGTATATCCCTGTTCTAAATAGAATAGGTAATTTTTCTTAAATACACTATATAAAACTCCAGCAATTTTAGTAATTTTAGGAGTCTTAGCATCAGGGATCATTTCATGAATGTAAATATATAAAGCTTTTTTATTAAATACATCAATTGATTCTCGTTTGCGAAACAACTCTAAAATTGCATCTGCAATCTTAGCGTCATACTCTTTAGGAAACACTTCATATATGTTGAAACTAACAAATTCCACGTATTCATCCATAAATTTAGATAATTTATCATCTGAATTTTTAGGTTCAATTGTATAGGAATGGGTATCATCTTTTAAAAGTTCATCAGTTGATACTTTTTTAATTTTACTTTTATAATTTTTATCATTATAAAGTATACACCAACGCTTAACAATGGTACCAAAGTAAGAATATGCTTTGGCACCTTTGCTAGGATCAAATAGGTGGATTTTTGATAATAAAAACACAATAATCTCATGTTGTAGGTGTTCTAAATTTTCTACCTCGGTATGATAGAATTTGAACGTATGGATTATGTTTTGTGTTAATTTGAAGAAAGCATAGTGTATCTTATCTTCATAAATTTGACTTCTTAATTCAAAGTCATTTGTACTATTATATAGAACGATAGCATCCTCAGTTTCCTGAGTAAAATAATTTTTGCTAACTTTCTTTTTAGGCACTTTAATTGGATTTTCTAAGGTTGAACTCATTTAGGATTTCTTGGATTTTTAATATTGATTGAAATATAACCCCAACTTCATCATCCTTTTCAAACACACCTCCACGATCTAATTCTCTCAATTTCTTGTCTGAGATTTCAATTGTGCGGGATAAATTATCCAAATAGGTTAAATAACCGGCCATAATATCTTCTTGTTTTTCATTTTTCTTAAGAAGATTGTAAGTCGTGAACCCTAGGATCACGACTAATACTGATAATACGCTAATTAATACTGTTGCTATCATAAGCTATCAAATATATTTTTTAAACCTTCGCTCTTAAATGAACCAAGGGCCTTTGTTTTTGTTGATGTCTTTTTAGACATGTTGGGTTTATTCCCCAATGTAAAATTTCCTTTTCCGGCATCCACGGACTTTTTACCTTCTTTTAACTTAGGTAACCATTCACGTTCAAATTCGATACGTGCTGCCATCAAATCGGCCTGATGTAGGATAAAAGGTAAAGATGTTCTTGGTTTTTGTTCTGGCATAAATGACATAAGATATTTTTCATTTGCCTTATCATATAAACCATCATGCGTCTGAATAGCAATCATCTCATTAAATGTATACTGAATACCATGTGATTGAAGCATAAATAATCCTCTATCTGGAACTGAGGCGAATGGAACTTTGGTATTAAACATATAATCTTCTCCTAATTTTTCCTTTCTCCAATTATCAGTTTGAGGAATATATGATTCTTGTTCTTCATCCCCCATTTTACCTAGATCATGATTCAGGGCTGAAAATACTAATTCTTCAGTTGTAAAAGTATCCATATCACAACCTTCAGATCCCCATAATTTAGCTTGTTTAAGAGCACATCGAATAACGCGTAAAACATGTTCTACATATCCTCCGGGGAAAGCATTATGGTATTCTTTTTTATGCGCGGCAGGCATTAACATTAAACGTTCGGCATATTGCTCATAGAACGCTAATAATTTTTCTTTACGGGGTTCGGAAATATATTCA